TTTAGCTGCTGGTGCTGACGCTGCTGGATTCTTTACTTTTGTTGAGCAAGGAACTGTTAACGCTGACAATGGTTTTGTTTGTACTTCTAACAAAGGATCTGCGGTTGTTGGAACGAATAACCTTACTATCGCACAGTTTTCTGGTGCTGGTCAGATTACAGCAGGAGATGGTTTAGATAAATCTGGTAATACACTATCTGTTGATCTAAAAGCTAATGGTGGACTTGTTATTGAATCTACTGAAATTGCTGTTGATCTTGCTGCTAGTTCTATAACAGGAACTCTACCAGTAACAAAACTAACTAGCTTAACTGCAACTGTTTCTGAATTAAACATTCTTGATGGAGTTACATCAACGACAGCCGAATTAAACATTTTAGATGGAGTTACTTCGACAACTGCTGAATTAAATATTTTAGATGGAGTTACATCAACTGCTTCAGAAATAAATGTTCTTGACGGCATTACATCAACTACCGCAGAATTAAACCTTATGGATGGTGGAACTTCAGCTACATCAACGACTCTTGCAGCAGCAGATAGGTTTGTTTGTAATGACGCTGGAACAATGAAACAAGTTGCTTTATCTGACCTAGTTACATTTTTAGAAGATGAAAGTGCATCTAGTTTCAACATAGATGGTGGATCTTATTAAATTTAGCTGTTAGGAGGCAAGGCCAATGGCTAATACAATTAAGCTAAAAAGAGGTTCTGGTAGCGATCCGAGTGCAAGTGATTTAGCTGTTGGAGAAGTTGCAATAAGAACAGATGAAGGTAAGTTATTTACCAAGAAAGATGATGGTTCTGTTGCAGAAATATCGGGTGGAGGAGGCGGTGCTACTGGTGGTGGTAGCGATAAAGTATTTTTTGAAAATGCTCAAACAGTAACGACAAATTACACAATAGGCGATACATTTGGAGCAGCTTGCAACGCAATGGCAGCAGGTCCTATAACTATAAATAGTGGCGTAACTGTCACTATCAACTCAGGCGAAGTTCTTACTATCGTTTAATTTATGAAAAGTCTTATTGAAAAACAAATTCTTGAATGGAAAGAAGAACTTGCAAAACAAGTAAAAACTAAAGATCAAGCAGAAAAAGTATTAATGGAAGCAAATAAAGCAATTGGCACACTAACTTTTAGGAGGATTTCTCTAATCATGTTTCAAAAGATAGCAAATTGTTTGAGTATCATTTCATTTTTAATGGTAGCTTCCATGACTGCCACAGGAGTAATAGGTTACAAGTATGTAACTTCTGAAAATTTTAAATCTCAAGTTATGAATGAGATTTTAGGAAATGTACAGGGTTCTATGCCTAAAGTACTAGATAATGTAATGCCAGAGGCAACAGGACCATCTATACCTTTTATTAAAAAGTGAATTGCTGGCATTGTGAAACTGAATTAATCTGGGGAGGAGATCACGATATGGATGGTGAAGATTATCCATTAATGTCTGGAGAATATAGTATGGTAACTAATCTTTCCTGTCCTAAATGTAATTCTTTTGTAGAAGTTTATTTACCGAGAGATGCCTACGACTAATATACCTCGTTTTCAAATAAACAAGGTTGAGATACATGAAATACCTGTTTGGCAACCTTACAATCCAGTAATAAATGAAATATATAAACCTATCGTAAATATCCCTGGATGTGTAAGAGTTCATAGAAATAATTTAACTAGCCTTATTGATAACCCTAAAGATGAATATGGAACATATACAGAATGTGGTAACTTCAGTATTCCTAGCTTTGAGCCTTTGGATTACACCCCCAATGAATTTGAATATGTGCAATCAGAAACCCCCAGTCAAACAGAGGAGTTTGTACCACCAACAGTAGAACCACCAAAATACGAACCAAAAAAGAATGAAGATGAGCCACTATTTGTTGCTTGCCCTGGGCCGAATGACCAAAGAATAGGCGATTATCGTAACGAATTTAAACTGGAGCGTGTCATCGGACATGAAAAAAGCGAAGATGGTAGTAAATGTATAACTTTGTATGAGGACGTTAAATTCATCGAGCAATACATACCGAATCCTCCACAGCTTGTTAGCACTGCTCTCATTGCTAGCGTTGCTGCCACTACTCCATTATTACTTAATGTCGTAAAACCTTTAGTAAAAAATCTAATTAAGAAGCTGACAAAGAAGAAAGATAAGGTAGAATAATTATCCGTAGATAAGTTTAATACCCGTGACTTATCTACTGACCTATTTTCAGTTCGTGAGTGTGCGGTATAACTTGATTAGGTTTTGGAGCGATCATTACTCCTTCACATAGTTTTGCAAACTGGCTTTTAGGGTCAAAATATATTCCAGCTAACATAAGTTCACCACAATTTTTAAGTCTTGCTATTTCATAATTAAGCAGCTTTGCATTTAATTCTTGTTTTTGTAGTTGTATTTGTGTATTAACTGCATCGAGACAAGAGTCTTGAAATCTGTTATCTAGCGGAATATTAAATGTAAATGCAAATCCAAAGTTAAGTCCAAGAGAATCCTTGTTACCACTATAGTTTTCCTGATAGTAAAGTATATTCCCTGGATTATCTGGCACGTTATCATTATTGGCGTCCGTGTTGTCGTACACGGGCGTATGATAAATGTAATCTTGAGGTCGTCTTTGGTTAAATGTCGTAGTAACGAAAGGAGTAAATCCCATTTGTGGACCAGAGCAAACTATCCCATTTCCGTATTGATTTTCAACCATTGGACCGCCAAGCACCTGAGTAGCAAAGTTAGATACTGAAGATGAGGATTGTGCTACTGGTGCTGCTGTATTAGAGGTATTAGCAAATACTGGATTACTTATCAGGCTTATTGCGAGAAGATAGTTGTGGTATCTGTTACGCTTGTACTTTCTATGGTTCGGGTTATATCGGTTACGGATTCTAAACCAGGTGCTTGATAAACTTCTGTAAATTGAAAGGCATCTCCCTGATTTGCCTGAGTCCAGTTTGGTCTTTGATCTAGATTTAATCCCTGCCATGTATAAGTAGTTCCGTTTATATTCTCATTAACTGTGGTAGCTGCTGGAGATATAGAAGATCCATCATGTTGTATTCCTGATCCTGTGACTGAATACAGAAACCCAGAATTATACTCTGTTGTTCGTATAGATTCTGTAATAATTGTGGAAGTCTCTGTTCGACTTGTGGATTGACCCTGCGTAAAATTAGGAATAACTGGCACAGCGTAACAAGGAGCAGATATAACAAAGCCAAGAA